CCCCTTCTGGCGATTTCCACGTCGACAGCTTTACGCGATAACGCGTACTGTCTTTTCGACCTGGTTCGCTGTTTACGATTCCTATTAGGATTCGTGAGTAGTACAATTATTCATTGTACTATATCTGCAGTGGTCCGTGTAAGAGTCCGGTTAAAACGTCGAAGTTAGCTTACGCTGACAAAGACGTGATCGGGATTGGTGGATTGTCTCGTTATGAGGTGAACCTTAATGTCCAATCTCTATACCGAGCTCCGTCGCGCCATTCTGGTCGACGGGGTTTCAAAAGGTGTTTCCGTAACAACCCAAGACTTCAGACGCTGGCCGTACGGCTGGCGAGGGAAGGTCAGAGTGCTCTTATTCTCGCGGCGTCCCAATTGGGACGCTCACTTGATAAGGCGCTTATTGGGGGACAATTTTCTTGTCCTACTAGTTGGGGTGTGAACGGATCAACCTCTCTTCCGCAGTTTTGTAACGGATTATTCCGTCGCATTTTCTGTGAGGAGGGGACGCTTTTACCGAACCCTTGTATTGAGTCCATTAAATACTTGCGACAACTTCTCCTGTTCGATTCAAAGTTGGTAAAAGCACCAACAAAAGAACAGGAGGAAGTCGCAATTCGAGGATTCCGTAGTAGACAGACGGCACTTCGTGCCGTCCGGCTACCTATCGGTCACCCGATACTGGAGCAAGCTGTAAAGCTTATCACCAGAGTACTTGCTAACTCGGATCTCGATAACATTATCCCTAGGCATGGCCCAGGGGGTGTTGCTGAGAAACTTGAGCAGGATAAGAAGTGGGACTTTACGACTTGGCCCTTACGGGCCGAGAAGTTCTATCCTTACCTTACCTATGGACAACATCTCGCTCCCCTCGGGGTGGTCCCTCAGGATAAGAAGATTAGATGGACAGATGAATCTGTCAGTAAAATCTCTCTCGTCCCTAAAGACTTCCGAGGTCCACGATTGATCTCTGCTGAAAGTGTTGTTAATCAATACCTGCAGCAAGGTCAGATGTTAGCGTTAATGCGTAGAATTAGTCGTCATCCGCTTTTAAAGCGCTCAATCCGGTTGAAGGATCAAACCTTTAATCAGAGGAAGGCGTTCACAGCGTATGAAGACGGTCAGGTAACATTGGATTTATCCGATGCATCTGATACCGTTTCCTGTGCTTTAGTCTGGTACCTTTTTAAAGGGCATCCAGGGCTACGCCGGCGACTGTTCTCGACTAGGTCTCAGTTCACCTCGTTTAGAGGTGAAAAGATCGAAATCGTAGCATTTGCGCCGATGGGGTCAGCAGTCTGCTTCCCTGTTGAAACCTTGGTCTTCTGGGCACTCGCGATGAGCGCGTGTTCCGTCGACCCTGTGTTTAGACATTCTTCGTGGAACGAGATTGCTTCTAAAGTTGCCGTTTTCGGAGACGACATTATTTGTCCCGATACGACCCTTAACTTCCTCAAAGACATACTTCGACGTGTAGGCTGTTCACCCAACGAGGATAAAACCTGTTGGAAAACGCCTATGCGTGAGTCGTGTGGATCTGAGTGGTTTGGGAACCAAGATATCACGATTACTCGTAATAGGAGGTTCACTTATGAAGCTATCAATACGGTCGACCAG